TGTATTAGCAGTAGGAGATGGAGATAGGTGGATAGGATGGGATAAAGAACAAAGAGTTAAGTTATCCAATAGTATGGCAAACAACTATCGCTTCTGCTTAAAGCCGGACAATGGTATTAAAAATTTAGGTAGTAAGGTATTAAAGATGGTAAGAATAGAAGGAGCAAGAAGATGGAAAGAAAGATATGGAGATGATTTAATCCTACTTGAAACTTATGTATTACAGAATGAAAACAGAAGAGGTGCAGTATACCTTGCGGACAATTGGACACATGTAGGAAATACAAGTGGAGTAAGTATTAGAAAAGCAGCAATTAAGTTTTGGCTTACAGAAGATAGTAGTAGAGGCAAGTTAGCAAGAATAGATTTGAAAGCAGCAATAGAGAAATACGGGCCAAAGGATGAAAACGGAATAGGAAAACACTACGCAGTAACTGAAAGCCAACCAAAGATGATATTTGTAAAACCATTAGTAAAAGATTGGAAAGAAAGAATAAATGAAACGAAATAATAATAACATAGACCCGATATATACTCTCATTCTTGCATATCTTCTCACCATTGCGTTATTATGTTGGTGGTCTACTTATGTATCGCTTTAACTACAAAAGCAAACCTGCGTGTTAAAATAACATAGCTAAACAATTATAAAATGCCATTTCAAAAAGGAAATCAATTAGGAAAGGGAAGACCGGCAGGACAATTAAACAGGTCAACTGAACAAGCAAAACTTGCAGTAGCACGATTGGCTAATAATGGATTAGATGCTTTAAGAGAAGATTTGGAAAAGATAAGAAAGAGTGACCCATTAGAAGCAGCAAAGATTTATTTGAAACTATTAGAATACATTGTGCCGAAGAAACAAGCAATAGAATTAAGTGGTGAGATAAATCAACGAATACAACAAATATCAGTAAACATACAAGATGGAGCTGCAAATCAACACCTCAAAGACTTATAGGGATATAGAGAGTAGTAGAAGAATATGCATACTTCAAGGTGGAACAAGAAGTGGTAAAAGTTTTTCTGCTCTACAATGGTTATTGGTAAAAGGATTAACAGAGCCAAACATTGTAATCTCTATTGTAAGAAAATCATTTCCTTCAATGCGTGTAAGTATTATGCGTGACTTTACAGCAATACTTAAAGAGTTAGGGATATGGAATGAAGAGAATTGGTCTGCAACTGAACACATTTATACATTTGATAATGGAAGTATGATTGAGTTTATGTCTATCGATAGCTCCGAGAAACGCAAGGGGAGTGCCAGAGATTACCTTTTTGTCGATGAGTGTAATGAGCTTTCCAGAGAAGATTGGTTCCAGTTATTCATTAGAACGAGAAAGAAATCTATTGTGGCATATAACCCTTCATTTGGTACGAACAATTATATCTTTACTGAAATACAAACACACCCTGAAGCTGACCTTTATATCAGCACATTCAAAGATAATCCTTATTTGGAAAAGCAACTTGTAGAAGAGATTGAAAGATTAAAAGATATTAACCCGGAATACTATAAGATATATGGTATGGGATTACCAGGCAACAATGTAGGAACAATATTTTCAATTAACATAATAGATGATGTACCCGAAGAAGCAGAGTTTGTGGCATTCGGGATGGATTTTGGATTTAGCATAGACCCTACTTGCCTTGTAGCAATTTGGAAAAAAGATACGGATTTATACATAGAAGAATTAATTTATCAAAAAGGAATGGTGACAAGTGATATCGCAAATCGTTTAAGAGATTTGGATGTTGCAAGAGAAGAGATATGGGCAGATAGTGCGGAAGGTAGATTGATTGAGGAATTATATAGACAAGGGTTTAACATTAAGCCTGTAAAAAAAGGTAAGGATAGTATCCGTATGGGTATTGACTTAATGATGCAATACAGATTGAATGTTAAAAAGAGTAGCGTTAATGTAGTGAAAGAGTTTGGTGAGTATGTATGGATGGTAGATAAGAATGGTAATTTCGAAAATGTACCTGTTGATTATTCAAACCATAGTATAGATGCAATCAGATATGTGTGTATGGAAAGATTAAATGCTAAAAAGATTAAAGCAGGAAACTATTCAATAACGATACGATGACATACACAAGCGAAGAGATACAGCAACTCTTACTTTATGTAAAAGAGATGCAAAATCAAAACGAAGGATTAAGAGCACAACTAATGGCAGCAATGGCAAAGTTGGGCAATGAAGAAGCAAAAACAAAGAGATTAACACAATTAATAAAATTATATGAAGCAAACACTCAAAATTGAAATCCCAACTAGCTGGGCAGATATCACATTAGAAAGATACATTAAGATGCAAACTGAATTAGATAACTATCGTGATGATGAAGAAGCACAGATAGCACTTATGCTTATTCACTTATGTAAGATACAACCTGAATACTTAAAGAGTTTATCAGCAGAAAGTTATAACTTACTAAAAGGAAAGTTAGGTGCATTCATTTCACCAGAAGGTATTCAGTTAAAGAAGTTTATTACAATAGACGGAAGAGAATATGGCTTTGAACCAAATTTAAGTAAGATGTCTTATGGAGCATATGCGGACATTACTGCAAATGATACTATTACAATCGATAAGAATTGGGCAAAGATAATGTCTATACTATACAGACCTGTTGTATCTAAAAATGGTGACAAGTATAGAATAGAAACATACACAGGTGAGGTAGATGAAAGACCATTTCTAAAAACAGATATGGAAACCAATTGGGGAGCACTCTTTTTTTTTCTGAATTTGCAAATGGACTTAATGAGCGTTATCCTGAAATCTTTGAAGGTGACGGAACTTCCTCCCAACATACAATCAATTTTTCGAAAAAGTGGAGAGCATATTCAACAATTATTGAACTCGCCAATGGGGATATCCGTTTTATTGACGAGGTCGTAAAAGAGCCATTAGAGAAGTGTTTATTATTCCTATCGTATAAAGCAGATAAGAGCACATTAGAAAATCTATTACATAAGGAAGCACTTAAAGGTATCACTCCATAAATAACTCTACGATTTATCGGTTTATGATTGTTAAATACATAAAACAATCACTATGCCTTGGAGTAATAGTAGAAACGGAGCATTAAGATACTCTGTCAATAGAGAAAATAATTCGGGATATTACATTGGCCCTACTCGTGGTCTATCTAGTCCAAAGAATAGTAGGAGAGCTTGCTTATGTGTGCATGAAGATACATACGATGTTAAGTGCTGTCAAGGTGCGTTAATGTCACAAGGTATCGGAGTAATAGAAAGTGCAGTTAGAACAGGTGGTGGAGCATTCTCTGATGGATATAGTGATGGATTTGATACAATACAACAATAAACATATAAGATATGTCACAATTAAGTAAGCAGGACTTAAAAGCGGAAAATCAATTAAGTTTTCCAAATAATAATAACGGAGCAATTACTCCGGCAGATTTAAGAGCATTTAATGTAGATATGATTGACTCGACAGTTAATCAAACTTCATTCGACTCATTTTCAGGTAGTGTTGCAGGTGAATTTGCAAGCTTAACCGCAAGTGTTGACCCTTCTATTACAGGCAGCTCATTAGTAACTGCATCATTTGATAATGGAACAAGAAATCTTACTTTTACAAAAGGAGATGCTTCTACATTCGCAGTTAATATACCTGATGCAAGTGGAAGTGTTTTACCAGCAGGTGTAGTATCAGGCTCGTCACAAATCAACATATACGATACAGAAAACTTTGCAACATTTAATGATGCGATACAATCTGATATCGGACAGAAGTTATTTACTTCTTCATTTAATGCATATACTGCATCCCAATCAACAGGTAGTTTATTATTAACTGCAAGTGTAAGTGGACAAACAATGACATTTACAAAAGCAGATGGAACTACATTCAATGTAAGTTTACCAGCAGGTAGTGGTAGTTTAGTAGACACAGGTAGTTTCGCAACAACAGGTAGTAACTCATTTAACGGAAACCAAAACATAACCGGGTCTGTTCAAATATCTTCACAATTAATATTTGGAACTTCCAATTTAGGGCCTACAATACAAACATTAGGAGGCAACGGATTACAAGTAAACGCAGGAGAGAGTGGGTCATTTAGTATGAGAACTCTTTATGGTGCTGGTGTTGGTGATGCAATTATAGAAGCATACGATACATTCCCTTCATTTAATACGGGTGGTAAAGTATCAACAAAGTCAGGTGGTGGTGTAGATATATTAGGATATGGTGGACAAGTAGCAATTACAGGTAGCTCATTATTGATGCAAGGTTTTACATATCCAACTACTGATGGAACTAACGGACAAGTATTAACTACAAATGGTGGTAAAGTATTATCATTTACGACAGTTAGTGGTGGAAGTATTAACACA